TAGGGAATCAGGCTATCGGGATCGGGCGGTTCTAGACCGATTGACCCGTAGGCGCCAGCCTGTTCGCCTTCCTCAAACCGCGTCACCGTGTAGTGGACGGTATAGACCACGCCGTCAGCGATGGTTCGCTCCATGGTGTTGATGTCCCAGTTGGTGAAGGGAAAATCAACGCCTGGGACTTGTTCAGCGGCTTTTGCCATGAGAGTTAACGGTGTAAGGGCAGTCTACGAGCAGTGTCTAGCGAAGGGGACTTATCAAGCTGACTCAAGAGCAGCAACTTTGGCTTCCAGTTGCTCGATCCGCTCCATTGCTTCCTGCAGCGCCTTCACCGCCTTCATGTAAAGCACCGAATACTGGACTGATTTGGTGACGGTGCCGAGATCGTTACCGTCCTCATCACGATCTGGCGTTTCATAAACCAATCCAGGGCTAATCGGCTCAACCTCTTGGGCAATTAAACCGATTTGGCGATGGGTTTGACCTTCCTTAAGGTTGTAGTTGCGAACTTGAAGAGATTTGATGTCATCCCACTGAGAGTTAGCATCAGCAATGTTTTCCTTCAGTTTGATATCGGAAATACCGGTGTAGCTGTTGTTAGTGTTTTGGATATTTCCATTTGACCAGACCCGCAGTGAAACAGTCCCGGTTAAAACTCCCGACGCGCTATGGGTTCCAGTAATAAGTGCAGCGCTTGTCCCAGCAGATGCTGCGGTCTGCAGGTTCAAAAGGGTCCCGCCCGTGTTCTGTGTATAAAGTGCGCTATCCCCATTATTACCAATCCTCATCCGCTCCGTCGGGGAACTCGCCCCGTCGGCAGTAGTCGAGAACACTAGCCTTCCTGGCATGTCATTAGCGCCGCTGGCAGCGTCTGTAAAGCATTGAATACTTGCAGCTTCTACAAACTCCGTACCATCTGCGCCTTGGAACGAAATCGCGCCTAAATGACTATCTGCACTTGTAACCGCTGTGTATGAGTTAAGTGCTGTACCGTAAGATCTGGCAAGAATAAATTCTGCGGCTGGATTAGCAGGCGCTGTTCCGTTGTTACCCGTAAGCAGGAATCTGTTTGAAAGACCAGCCCCAGCTTTTTCGCTTTGAAGTTGAGGAATGTTGACTGATGTTGTTCCATTAAAGAGTTTGTCACGCGCAGTAGACGTGCCAACTAAGAGGCGTCCGCTGGTGTCGATACGGGCGCGTTCGGTGGTGTTAGTACCGAAAACGACCGGGGTGTTTGTTGTGGTTGTTAAAAAAGCGTAACCATCTCCGGCTCTTAAATCAACGATTGATTGGGTGCCACCGCCGCCACCAAGGTACGATGCGCGAAGGACTCCAACCGCTATGCCAGAAGTATCCGTAGTACCGCAACGTATAACCTGACTGCCTGCACCACTAACGTGCAAGTTCTCACTCGGACTCGTAGTGCCAATCCCTACGTTGCCTCCATTTGGTTGCAAATGCAGGCCATACGGAACCGCTAAGTTATTATCTGATGCTTGTATATACGCACCATAGTTACCAGTGACTGTATGCAACCCAATATTCAGCTCAGTGTTAAGGGTCTGGGATTTTAGCTGCAGTAATGAGTTTGCAGTTGTGCCACTTGAGGGGGGTTCAGCGGCAGTTCCTACAACTGAAAATTTAACTTCAGGCGAACTAGTCCCTATGCCAACCGCATCTGCCGAGGCGTCAACAAATAGCAGGTTTGCATTCGTGTCACCTTCAACGCGGAAGTCATAATTGTTTCCAGCATCGTTAAAAACAACCTCACTTGAGCCAAACTCAACACGCTCAACACCAGCACTACTAATGCCAAGTTGATTAGTGCCTGCTCGGAAGATGCCGGTGTCGAGGTCGTCGCGGAAGGCTAGTCCGGGCAGTGCCGCCGTACCGTCCTCCATCGTCAACGTGCCGTCGAGCTGCATGATCTCGATCCAGGCACTATTGGCGCTGTTGCGGAGCTTTAGGGTATTGGTTGTCGTATCTGCCCACCACTGGTAGGCGTAGGTAGTGGCTGGTGCAGTGGCGCCGCTGTTGTTTGAGACGATGGCAGCGAGCTGACCGTTGAGATCAGACCTCACGGCAGCTCCGGTGCCGTTACTGACGATGTAATCAGCTTGTGCCATGAGCCAGCCCGCTTAACGGCAGTGTATGTCCTACTTTAACCGCCTCTGCCATAGCCGACCGCACTCCAGTTGAAGTTACGGCTAACGGCGGTGCCCGCCGAGTTTTTGAACGTGACGGTAAAGCCCGTGCCGCTGACGCTGGTGACCTCAAAGAAGTCGCCTGAACCCATGTTTTGAGCTGTGATGCCAACGCTAGGCAGGTATGCGTTTAGCCCGCCAAGGCTTGCGGTGCCAGTGAAAAACGGATTGGCGAATGTGATGACTTTTGCCGCAGCGCCGCTGCTAACGGCACCATCGCTGTTTTCAGCGCGCCGCTGGAATGTCGCGTCATAACCCAGTTCGTCTACCAGGATGTTCTGGTCAACGGCAGAACTGGTCAAATCAGCACGGAACTCAAAGGCACGAGCGCGGAAGGCACCGTTGACAAACTCCTGATAGGCGCTCCAGGTTGGTGTGCCAGCAGGGTTGTCGTTTGTCATCCGTAGCATCAGCTTGGCATTTACCTTGTCTGTGATACCACCATCAAAATCACTCCAGTCATCAACAGTGTTGCTGCGCGAGTCAATCAGATCAGACGGGAAGTAACCACGGGTGACAAAATACCGGCGGAGGTCAAGTGCAAAAATTGCGCCAAGATCAAGCGTATTAGCAAAGGAATAAGTGCCCGAGGAAACAACATTGCCGATGACATCAAACACAGGCATGGCATCAACATCTGTAACCGAATCAAACAGAGTCGTGCCATCTAGTGTTAAGGCGTCATATTCGTCACTGTAAAAAGTGTCCGATTTGGTGCCTTGGAATGGTGGGGTGTCTTGATCTTCACGACGGGTTTGGATTGTTAGTGGCGCAATCGTATCTGGCAGGTCAATGATGACGCTAGTTTCGGTGGCGCTTTGACGCCCACCATCGTCTTCATACTTCACCAAGACCTCGCCTTCCACAAGCGGGATAATCGCCTCGGTAGAGCTGCCGGATTTAGCGGGGATCAGGTCAACACTGTTGCTCCAAGTTGCCGTGCCATCGGTAAGGCTGCTGTGGCGGATATGTACCTTACCACCGACTTTTACGTCAAGGTCAACGGTCTCAGTCCAGCGCAAACGACCGGAGTTATTGTTGATAGCTTCAAAGGTAAGATTCTGCACATTGCCTGGGACTGCTGTTTTGCCAAGTAGGCTGAACTCAGCGGCAGCAATGTCGCTTACTTTGTTGAGATAATTTACTGCCGTAATTTGAACATATAGCCGACCCTGCCGCGTGTTTTTAATTTGCAGTGATGGTGATGTTGTATTGGCTTGATTCCAGTTGTCGTTATCAATGCGCCACTTCACACGAAACTCATTGACGCGCTGCTTCGGACTAATCCAGCTCAAGTCATAGCCTGAGAAGACGTTCTGCCCGTCTTGGTATAAATATTCCGTGCCTGAAATGCTGCTTGGTGCGGCTGGTTTAGCGGATAGGTTGGTGATGTCACGCTCAGTTAGCTTGAGATCCGCTTCGATTGCTGCGTAAATGCTGCTGTTGTATTCCAGGGCGGTGACGCCATAGATGCCGTCCTCAGCTTCTGCAACATTCAACACGCGATATTGTTGTGATTGCAGATCAGTTGTTTGCACCAGCCAGATTGTGTTGGCGTTTGGCGCTTCGCTAAAAGATCCGGTCACGCTGATAACTGATCCGCTGATGCCGCTAATTGATTTGGTCTCAACAAGCCCTGTGGGCATCAACACTGAGATTGTTGGTGTTTTAGTGACATCAATCGACAGGCTGGTTGTGCTGTCAATCGTGATTGCGGTTGTAGTGGCACTGGTCACGCGCCCGCTGCGACGTGAGCCGGCTTTCAATGGGTCGGCTATGTCAATCACCATGCCGGGACGCAGGATGATGCCGCTGTCGATTGACACTGAGAAGGTAACAGTTTCGGTTAGGTTTTGCTCGCTTAGCAATGCCCACTTACCGGCACGACGGGCTTGCCCTTGGCTGTAGCAACCCAGCGCCTTGATATCTTTGTTGATGATGCCGTATTTAGCGACAGCATCTTGATCTTCAACGTATTCGTACTCAACTTCGCCCAAGGTGTCGTAAGACTGCCAAGCAACGGTCGCGCAGGTGTGGCGTGCCTTTTGTGATGTGCCGCTATAGACAAACAAACCATCTATGACATTGCTTGGACCAAGCAGATATTGCGAGTCGGTAGGCTTGTCTTGCTGTAACACCAGTGACCCAGCGCCGTAGTATGCAATGCCACGGAACAGACTGGTCATCTCCTGGATGACGTTGTAGACCTCATCACGACTGTTGATTAGCAGATTGCACGAGAAGCGTGGTTCTTGCCCGCCTTTGCCGTTGTCAACTAGCGTGTTGCAGTATTGGCTGATTGCAAAGAAGTCATACTTGTCAAGGCTGCTCGTTGGGATAGAGGCGCCATAGCGTGTATTGGTCAGCAGATCCCACAGACACCAGGCGGGGTCATTGCACCATGTTGCTGCGCTGAATGTACCATTCCAAACGCCGGCATATGTGACACGCCCGATATGTGTTGTGGTATCTACAGACGCATTGGATGGCAGTTGGATTTTTATGCCACGGATTAGATATTTGCGTGTTGGGATCGAATCAAACTGTCGAGAGTCAAAGCGCAAGAATGATAGTGCGCTATTGGGGTAACGCAGCTTCTCATCAATGATTTCTGTGTAGCTGAACCAGAACGTAAGGTTTTGACGCTTAGTTGATGATTCGTCATCGCTAACACGCACCACGCGAATATCAACAGGAAATGCCCCGCTCAGCGTCAGCATGTAATCACGCTGGTAGGAGTTGCTAGTCTTGCCGCTGATGGTGTCACTGACCACGGTGTTATAGCCGCCGCCGTTGTACTGAACCTTGATTTCTATTTGTACGCTATGACCAACAATATCGCCGTTGTCTTGAATAATTTGCAGTGACGGCACTTGAAGTGTGACGCGCACGCGGTCAACATCGGTGTCTGTGATTGTGCGGGTGATTGGCGTTGCCTTGATGACTTCTACATTGACGCCTTCCTCACTTTCTGTTCCAACCTGCTGGCTGATATAAGTTTGGGCTTGTGTGCCATTGCGGGTAACGATTGTAAAACCCGAGAAGTTATTGTTGCCGGCAGCATCTTCAACTGGTGTCCCTGATAGAAAAATGCCCTTGTTACCATTTTCAATGCCTTGAATCTCGCCTTCTGACAACAGATCGAGCACATTGCCGAACTGAACGGATTGCAGTGAATCGTCAGCTTCTGTTGGTGTACGGCTTTGACCACC